GGCGCGGTCGGGGGCGTGGGTGTGGATCCAGACCTCGTCGCCGTCCTCGTCGGTGTGGGCGTAGCTGTCGGTGCTCATGGCATGTTCCTTTGGGTTGTTGCGGGGTGTGCGGAGGAAAGACGGGCGGGGGCGCTCTTCCCAGATCTCGAGGAGTGCATAGAGGAGGCCGCCGACGATCACTCGAAGATCACGCCGACGACGTCGTCACGGTCGAAGGCCACGGCCCGGTCCTTGCTAGGGGTCAGCGGGACGACCATGAGGGCGCCTTCAGGGAGGCTGGGGTAGGTGGTTACCATGCCGGTAAGGGCGCGGCCGTCCTCGAGGACGACGGTGACGCTGGCTTCGGAGCTGATGGCTTCCTCGACGGCGTAGCTGAGGACTTCAGCAGACGCGGCGCTCATGCTTCCGGGTCCTTCTCGGCGGCGGTGGCGGCAGGCTTGCGGGTGCGGGGCTTCGGGGCGGGGCGTGTCGTCGTCTCGGAGACGTCACCTACAGTGACCGTGACTGTCTGGACAGGTTCCGGAGCGGTCATGGCGAGGGTCGCGTGGACGAGTGCCTCGGCGATGATGACCGGACGGGCGCTGGTGGGGGAGACCGCGTAGGTCTGTGCCTTCTCGAGGAGTTCGAGGGCGGCGTAGCGGTGCTGGGCGGGGGTGAGTTTCTGAGCCATGAGGGCTCCTTTCATACGGTGTGGGTGCCTACAGCTACTAAGACCGCCAGGGGCTGGTCATCTGCTCAGGCGGAGGGGAAAAAGTTCTTGCCATGACGGTTGCATGACGAAATGACGGAAGTTACGTCATTTCATATAGGTGCTTAAGAGAGAGAGCTCTTAAGAGAGAGATGGAGAATGACGTAAGAACCGTCATTTCGTCATGTTTTCGTCATACCGAGGGCAGGAGAGCGTCTCCTCCGGCGCTTCCGACGGGCGACCCGCCTCCGGCGCCGGGCAAAACTCCTGCTCGTTCGCGCTTCCGGCGATGTTCGCTCGCGCGCGTTAACTTAGGTGAGGTTCTAAATACCAGTCTTGGAGGGGGTGACCGGGGTATCGAGTAGCCCGTTCTTTCCGTGGCAACCGTAGCGAAGCGAAGGGCGGCAGCCTTGCCTGTGAAGGGGAGAGGAACGACTTAGTTCAGCACCCCATGGGCCATGGGAACGCGGTTTTCAGCTAGGGACGTTCGAGGGGGCGCCGGTTCCAGGTTGACCGCCCCGCCTGTGCTGATCGGAGTATCGGGGAGCGGATGCAGAACCGCCTGTCACCCTCTAACGGCGCTTCCTTCCCGGGGCGCTGTGGCGGCCGGCCGATGCCGGGCCCAGGACTGGTCCGGGAGGGGGCTTTGACAACGGGGGGTTCCATCCCCGGCTCCGAGTGCGGCGTATGTAACGCTCGAAGCACTGGAACGCGAGGGCCATTCGGTGATAAACTCATCTACGAAGGCAATCATGTTCAGGTGCGATCTGAACGTATTGCTTAGGAACCTCTCAGACCGGGAAGTCTGGGGGGTTCCGCTCTGAAAAGAGTAGCACTTTCAGGCGGTATACCAACGCAAAAGACCCCCGGCGCATGGCGTGTCGGGGGTCTTTTCGTCGTGCTCAGGCAGCGTCTTCGCGCCCGCGGCCGGTACGGCGGTTGAAGTTGTAGGTGACGGTGCTGGGGATGGCGTAGGGCGCCTTGTTGATCTGCTCGGTGAAGTAGCGGACGGTGCTGACATACGCATCGCGCTGGCGCATGGTCCAGGCCCGCCCGGGGTATCGCCGGCGCAGCGTCTCTACGTGGACGCCCTCCGTGCGGCTGATCTCCGCGAAGCTCCAGCCATCCTCGATCATCGCGTCAATGCGGGCAATCCGCTCAGGCGACAGGAGGTGCGAGGGAGCCCCTGCCAGCCTCCTGTAGCGGGTAATGGTGGCGGTGCTGGACTCGAAGTGGTTGGCTAGCTGCGAGGCCGTCCAGCCGTCGCCCAGGAGCTGCCTGAACTCCTCCAGGTCGATCTTCCGGCGGCGTCCGGCATGGGGTGAGCGGCGCGGTGCGTCAAGGGGCAGGCCAAGTGCCCGGCGGGCCTTCGTGATGTTCGCCGGGGCGACGCCGAAGTGCGCGGCGAGATCATCGCGGTGCCATCCCTGGCCATGCAGGGTCTGCAGTTCGTCGAGGTCAATCTTCCGCGCCGGCATGTCGTAGGGGCCTTTCAAAAGCGAGTAGGTACTGATTAGGTGATTTCCAGGTAGTCGCGGACCAAAAGACAGGTAGTGCACTCCGTTGAATGCACTACCCGTCCGGGCCTACGCTAAGGGCATGAGAGGAATCTTGGACAAGGCGACTTACGCAACGCCGAGAGCTTCACGCATCCGGCACAGGGCGCTGGAGCGCAGACGCTGGACCTTCTGGCGGGAGAGGCCCATGCGGTGGGCGACCTCTGCATCAGGCACCGGCTCGTAGTCCTCGAAGCCGTAGGACATCAGGATGACGTGGGCTTCCAGGTCGTCCTCGAGGATGCCGAGGGCAGCGTTGACCAGCACGGTGTCGCCGGCGGCGCATGCGTCGAAGCCGATGGGCATCGCGGTGTCCAGCCGGGAGGTGGCGCTGCCGTAGTTTTCGTCGTCGCGCTCCTCCTCGATGGTGGAGGCGCGCACGGCGGCCAGGACGCTGTAGAAGGACTCAACAGACATGTCGTTCTCCGGCGCCAGTTCTGCCGCCAGGTACGGGTCCCCGCCGGCCTTGCGCAGGATGGAGAAGAAGCGGCTCAGCGTGCGCTGCGGGACGGAGAGCGCTACCGAGTGGCAGAGGTCGCCGGAGACCTTGCGGGCGATGCGCTGGTTGGCGATGGAGGCCAGCCGGTCATGCACCTCGGGGTCGAAGGCGTGGATGGCTTCCAGGAGTCCCTCGATGGCCAGAGCGCGCATCTCCTCCGCGTCGGCGGCGCTGGTGCCGCGGAAGGTGTGGCATGCCCGTCGCAGGGCGAAGGTGTAGGCGTACATCAGGTCGATGAACGCCTGGCTGTCTCCGTTCTTGGCGAGGGCAATTGCTTTCTGCTCCGCCTCAACGGTCTCGAAGCGGCGTTCGATGTTGCGCTTGAAGATGTCGGTGAGGACGGCGTCGAATGAAGGCATGGTTGGTTCTCCTTTAACGAAAGGCGACTTCTGGTTGTTACCTACTAGCGCAGGTATGTAGTCCAAGTAGTCGGGGTATGTGAATACAGTACTCACGTAAGGCGCCCAACGACTAACCAAGTAGCGTTACTTGGCGTGTCGTCGGCGTGTCGTGCGGCGTGTCGCGCTTATTCGCCGTTCCAGGCGGTCACTGCGTCGTCCAGCTTCAGGCGCGCGTTGCGGAGTTCGAGGCTGTAGAGCGCCAGGACCCGCTCGGCTTCCTTGACGGCGTCGCGGACGGCAAGCCGGCGGGCGTCGAGGACGATGTTGCCGGTCGGGTCCCCGTGGCCGCCCGTGGCGCGCTGGGTGGTGTCCTCGCGCGGCTTGGGTACCGGCGAGGCTTCCCACTGGATCTCTTCGGCGGTTCCGATGACGAGGGCCAGACGGAGGCTCTCTTCGGCGACGATGCGGACGGTTTCGGTCGTGGGCGTGTTCATTTGGTGCGTCCTTTAGTAGAAGGGTGTGAGTAGCTGGGCTGCCCTTCTTCCAAGGCGGAGGCGGGGAGCGGATCGGTGACCGTTCCTCTCCCTTCCTCTACCTATAGAAGAAGGAAAGTAGTAAGGGCAATTTGGGCTTTTTACATGTTTTTCGGTAACGGTTTGGTAACGATAGGTAAAAATGGTTGTCAGTGGCCCTTTTTGGCGTGTTCGAGGAGCTCGCGGGCGACGCGGGTGGCGTAAATGTCGGTCAGAGGCAGGTCAAAGCCGGTCGAGCTGGTGAAGCTCCGGAAGGCGTCACGGTGGTAGGTGACGCCCTCGGAGACCTCGGGGCGCTCGGCCTGGAGCCGGATCAGCTCCTGCGCCCAGGCGTCATAGACGTGGTCGGGGAGCAGGGGGCTGTCGTGCGTGTAGTAGAGGATGCTGTGCACGAGGATCTGACGGCGCCGGCGGTGGATCAGCTCGGCGATGGCTTCGTCGGCCTCCGTCACCAGATGCCTGCCAGCTTGTCGGCGCCGTAGGCTGCGCCCCAGTTCTTGCCGGTTACTTCGCCCTTGGCGGTAAGGGGTACGCCGTAGAAATCGCCGCTCATGATGCGGCCGATCTCGGAGGCGACCTCTTCGGCATCCTGTGCCGGGGCCGAGGCGAGGAGTTCGTCATGGACCGGCAGGAGCAGGTACTCACCGAGGCCGGCGTCGAAGAGATCGACGATTGCCTGGGCGAGAACGTCGCGGGCGGTGGACTGGATCACATAGTTGGTCGCAGCGTAGAGCCTGTCCCGGTCCAACGGCAGGTGCCGGCCGGAGACGGTGACGACTTCCTTCTTGCCAAACTCGGCCCGGGACTGGAGCCGCTTCGAGTAGCGCTTGACCTCGGGGTAGACGCGGTCGTATTCAGCGATTGCATGCTTGACGCCGTCCATCGGGGCGCCAGTCTGGCGCGCAAGGGTGGTAGCCCCGCCGCCGTAGACCTTGCCGAAGCCGACGCCCTTCATGAGCTTGCGGTGGAACGGGGTGAAGTCTGTCCCGTAGACAAGCTCGGCGGTGTAACCGTGGAGGTCAATGTCCTCCTCGATCGCACGCTTCATGCCCTTCACGTCCGCGAGGGCTGCGAGGACACGGAGTTCGATCTGGTCGTAGTCAGCGGAGATCATGATCTCGCCGGGGTCAGCAACCACGGCCCGGCGGATCTTCCAGTCTCCGGAGGGGAGCTGCTGGAGCGGAGGCCGGGAGACTGACATGCGGGCTGTACGGGCCTGTAGTCCGCCGATCATGGCGTGGAGCCGGTCGTTCTCGTCGCGAAGGCCGAGGAAGGCGTCCACGTAGGATGTCTGCCACTTGCTGGCCCGCTTGGCGCGCATGACGGCGTCAGCGAGGGGGTTCGGGTCGCGTGCTTCGATCCGCTCCCACTCGCGGTCCAGGTCGGCCAGGATGGACAGGACGGCCTTGTCGACCTTCCACTTCCCGGAGGCGGTCTTCTCGGTGAGCTCTTCCCCCATGCCCAGCAGGGCAGCGGCCACCTGGTCGATGGAGTTGATGTTCTCGACGCCGTAGCGCTTGGCGACGAGGGCGAACTCCTCGTGCTCCTTCATGAGGTCGAGGCGGAGTTCCTTGATGTAGTTGACATCCAGCTTCATGCCCTTGCGCTGGAGGATGGCCAGCAGTCCTTGCAGGTGGTGCTCGAACTTGGACAGCGGGTTCAGCTGCAGGTCCTTGATCAGCGGAGCGAGCTCGTAGAAGAGGCGGGTGACCAGCAGGACGTCGAGGCCGGCGTACCGGACGTATGTCTCGTTGTCGATCGGGACGTGCGGCCAGCCGTTGTCCTTCGTGCAGGGCTTGCCCGTCTCGGGGTGGCGGATCGTGTGGAAGACCGCCGTGAGTCCGGCCTGGGTGTCAGGGGCGGTCTCGTCGACGTGGATCTCGCACAGCTCCTTCAGGCTCAGGCCTGCCCCGCCTTCGGCGCGCATGCGCGGATCCAGGAGGTGGGCGAAGATGCGGGTGTCGAAGACGCGGTCTGCGAGCTCCTCGATCTTCACGCCGAGGGTGCGGTCGATGACCTGGAGGTCGAAGGCGGCGTTGTGGACGACGAAGTGGCGCTTCTGGCGGAGGGCCTTTACGATGACGTCGGCGAAGAGGTCAACGCGGAGGACCCAAGCCTCGCGGGCGTTGCCGATCTGGACGAGGCGGCACTGGAAGGTCGGCTCGTAGATGCCGAGGCCGGTGGTCTCAGTATCCAGACCGAGGACCTTGTCGCCCTGGGCGAGGAAGTTGTCGAATCCGGGAAGGTCCTGGCGGCGCTCGGGCATGAAGATCTGGCACTGCTCGCCGGCGAGGGTGTGGGTGTAGGTGATCAAGGCGCGTCCTTTCGGGGCGTGTAAACAGGTGATGTTGCGTGGCCGGTGAGGGAGTCGAACCCTCTGTCGCGCCTTGTGGAAGCTTGCAAGAACGCCTCGGGACGGCACTTTTGGCCGAAGGGGTAACCGAGACTTGACGCGACTGCCGTTTCCGGCCTGGAAGTCCCTCCCTTCCGGCTTGGGGTCACGGAAGGGAGGGACTGGACTAGCGGGAGTGTGGTGCTGGTTTGAAGCTGGGGGCAGGCTCGGTGCCCTCGCCGATGCCGGCGCGGGTGAGCTTCTTCATGGCGTTCTGGAAGGCCCAGTCAGGCCCAGGGCCCCGGCGGTGCCAGGAGCGCTTGCGCTTGTTCCCCTTGCCCTTCTGCCGGCTGCCCATTTAGGCCGCCCGGTCGCAGGGGTCCGGAGCCCCGCGCCAGTGGATCAGGTGGCACGTCTGGCAGACGTACTCCCGTTTGTTGAGGTCGAGCTCCGGCTCGTATTCGAGGTCCATGCCGTCTCCTAGATGATTGAGTCAAGATCCGCGCCGGTGATCGGCGGAAGCGCTGCCAATTTCGGCTCATCTACTAAGACAGCCAGTGATGCCTGTTCTGCTCGCTCCGGCTGGTCATGATTTGGGACCGCGTCCGTCTGCCGGGGGCGGCGGATACCGTCGAAGGCAACACCGTTCATGG